ATTCATTATTATCAATTACGTCAGGAGTGTTATTTGTTTCATCACAAACTACCAGGAATCCATAAAGACCTCTCTTTGCCTGAACATCACGGAGATATGGTTCAACAATATTGACGAAGTTTGCTCTTGTAATCTGATCGTTCAGTTCGAAGAGTTGTGCTTCTGCTGACTTCTGAAGTGCTTGTTCAACAGTCAGGAACAAACGACGAACGTTAATTCTGTCGAATGCTGAAGCGTATCCAAGAGCTGTTTTGTCACCAAACAAGAGAATTCCAATTCCAGGAGAATTAATGATTGAATTAACTCTCATTGGATACAGTTGATCTCTCTGAGATTTATTTGGATTGTAAGCAAGTTTGATAGCGTTATTCAGAATACCTCTTTGTTGTCCAGCTGGTGAGAACCATGGATATGCAAAGATTGAAGTTCTTACACAAAGTCCAGCAACATCTGGGTTACATGGAATATAACGGAACTTGTTATTAAATCTGTCATAAGTGTACTTATAACCACTATCAAAGATCGCGTAAGATGATGAACCAAGTGGTGAGAAGAATCTAATGATATTGTCCGTTTGTGTATCGGAGTTGGTGATAGGACCACCATCTCCCTGAATAACATCTGCTCTGTGTGGAGAAATAACAGCGATACAATCCTTTCTGTTATTTGCGATGGAGATCAGATGATTTGCTTTTGCCTGAGACTCAAACTTGTTACCAAGTCCAGGACCCATGATCAAGTAATCAACTGCGATCTCATCTTTGTTTGAGAAGAGATTGTAAGAAGTAAAGAGATTTCCAAGTGTTGCTGTCATTCCCTTTGTTGCTGAATAATCAGCACCACCATCAAGAGAATAAGTTACGTTACCAATTGAACTAAATGTTACATCTTGAGCAAATTGGTTCCACTGTCCATCACCTTCAGTGACTGGTGTAAATCCTGATGAGAATCCTTGAGCGATTGGGAAAGTTCCATGATATGTATCTGGACCAGTTGAAGGATTATCTCCAACATAGACATAAGATGAGAAAAGTGCGAGATATTCTTTCCAGTAAATTTTTGTAGGAGCGTTGACTGCAGAAACAGTATCTGTTGCTTTCGACAGACCTACAAACTTCTCTAAGAGATTTCCTTGAATTCCTGTTACTGAACCAGTATCATCAACAACAACTACGTGAATACCATCGTTTTTACCATTTCTATCGGTTACATAACCATTGCTAATTGGCTTAGGTGCGATGGAACTCCAGAAAATTGTGGTGTTTGTCAGATTCAGAGTTTGTGAATCATACCAGTCTGCTACAGTTTGAATAGTAGTAACTGTTCCATTACCAGTTGCGATTCCAGAGTTATTATAGAAAGATAACGCATCAGATGCTTGGAAAGATGCATTTGAGTCTCCCATTGCATAAGAGATGGGATATTCAACTCCATTATCTGTCGTTGCTGTAGAAACTCTTGACAGAACTTTAATATCAATTGAGCTGTTACCAGTTGTAGAAGCGGTAGAAACACCAGTGATGATACCCTTGATGTATCCATTAAATCCTGTGGTTGAACCAACACCAGGAATAACAGCATTTACAAGAGGAGTAGTTACACCGTATCCAATAACTGCACCAGCAGCACCTGGATTAGTGGTTGTAATACCGATAATTTGGTCTGCTTTATCGTCGATAACACAGATCTTAAGATTGTTTGCCCAAGAACCGGGGTTCTTTGATGCAAATACATAATTTGCTATGTCATCAGCGTAATTCGCTTCGTAATCGTCAAAGTTCTTAATTTTCAGTGAGGTTGTATAAGCGAAACCAACACCAGCGTTTGCGTTATTAAGAGTTGCTCCATCAGTTCTTACAACTTTAAGAACACCGCCATATGAAAGGAATGAGGAAGCACTCATCCAGTATTCGTATTGGGCATCTGTTGAGAGTGGCTTACCAAATACGTTGATAAGTTCTTGTTCTGTGGTGATGTCAATTGCTTCGTCAACTGGACCAATTGAGAAAGGACCCGCAATTGCTCCGATATTATCTAAAACATTATCAGCTCTTCCTACAGTTAAGTCAACCTCTCTGACGAGTACGCCTGGAGATAATTGAGGAGTCGCCATGTTTTTCTCCTGATACTTCAGTTTAACTGAAAATATTTATTAAAATGGACTTTTTGAATGGGGAAACAGTGTATGAACAACTACCAATCAGGATATTCCCACTTATCAAAAACTTTGGATGTCATTCTACTAACAATTATTCTCTTTATTGTGCAATCTTTACATTCATAAGAATAAGATGATGGAACTTGACCTCTATCTTTTCTTGTTCTATAGAATCCATCGATCAGATTTTTTACTTCTCCACAAACCCTGCACTTCCTATCATTAAGAAGTAAGTGACCAAGTTTAATCTGACCATCTAAATCCATTACGATAAGTACTCCCACATATAAGCTCTATCACCATACTCATCGGTAAACCATCTGTCCCCATCAGAATCTACAAAACTACTAGTATCTAAACCATCATCAATAAATCCAAATGGTGCCATGTCTTGTTCAATTTGGTTCTTCTGTTCCTCATATAGTCTCTTACGAACATCTTGATCTGTCAGTTCTTTAAAGTAATCTTGAGCAACTAACCATGCATAAATGACAAGACACATTGCCAAGTCATCATTACATCCCTCTTCCGCTTCAAAGGAATTGTGTTTCTGAATGAAAGTTGTAAGTTCTGAAATAATTTCATAATCATTGAAGATAAGTTTATCTTCCTCAATCATTGTCTTGAGGTTAAGAGATCCGACTTTCTTTACAGTCTTGGACATTTTCACACCAAGTTGAGTTTTCTTGCCAGAAAAGCCTTGTCCAACAATCTGACCAGCTCTACCTCTCATGGAACACATTAGAAGATTTTGATATTCCAAGTCATATTGAAGGATTGAAGCAACCTGATCTCCAATATCATTGACTTCACAAAGAATATAAGCTCCGTTATAATTTTTCGCTACTTCCCAAATAATGTTGGGAAACAACATAGGTTTAATTTCATTATTTCTGTATTTTGCAACTATCTTATGAGGGAACGTTGTAATATCGACAACAACAAAAGCAGAATAATCCTCACTCACACCTCTAGCCACATCAACGGTCATCAGATAATCATGGTTATCTTTTGACTCTTCATAAACATCTAGTCCAGCATTACGTGTTTTTGGATGATCATAAACAAGAGTTCTAAGTTTGCTGGGAGCAATCAGAGTATCAACGGATCCTAGAAACTCACACTCAAACTCAACTTTGAATTGTGATTCTGAAGTGTTTGCAATAGTCTGAGCTTTCCAAGCACTATCTCTACCAGGAACTTCTGACCAGTGAACATCTGTTGGAATATATTCATTCTTCTTCTTTTCCGCATCATGCCACATACGGTAGAAGTGATTCATACCATGTGGAGTAGAAACAATAATTACTTTCGTGCTTTTACCAGAAGTAATAGTAGGATAAACAGATGCAAAGAAGGAATCTGCGATATGGTTTGGAACGAAAGCGAATTCGTCCAAGAAGAGGATATTGAAAGACATGCCTCGGACAGCACTTGCAGACGTAGAAGCAGCCAAAATCTTTGATCCATTTTCTAATTCCAGAGATCCTTTATTCCAAGACACGATACCTTGTTGCATCCACTTTGGTAAGTTTTCATAAGCAGTCTGTAACCTATCCAGGAGCTCCCTGGCGGTTGCTGCTTTGTTTGCTAGGATACCGATGTTAACATTGTCATTAAAGACCGCATAATGGAGTAGGAAAGATACCACAGTAGTTGATTTACCAGTCTGTCTTGGCATCTTACAGATATTAAATCTGTGGTTATGGAAGTTATTAACTAACTTCTCCTGGAAGGGATACATCTGAAAAGGTTGTAGTCCCTTATCCAGAGTCACAATCTTCACATAGTTTTTTGCAAAATAAACGGGGTCTTCCTTACACTTTACAAACTCAAGAATTTGTTCTTGAGTAAATTCAATTGGAGTATTAGCTTTCTTTAATAGTGGATTACCAAGATATACGTCACTCATAAAAATTACCTTTGTTCAATCCAGTTCAATACTGCAAGTGCTGCTTTGTTGGTGTTTGGAGATGCACAAGCAAGAGTATAAGTATCACTAATTGTTCCAATACCACTTCTACCTAACTGAAGAGCTGCTTTATCATCAATTTCAATCAGTGATGCACCACCACCGACAACAAATCCATTTAGCAAAGTAGATCCACCAGTCGTTGCAGTTTCAGTAATATTATATTGTATAAAGGAGTTTGGATCTGGATGATTTACCCAAGTTCCTCCTGTATTTGTTGCATTCTCAATAAGTTTCCAATATACATTTGTATTATCATTAGTTGCTGCCTGCAATGACCTCAAAAGCATCACTCCAGTTAAACTATTACTCTTCAAACGAATACTTAAAATTGGATAGAATGTATTTGCAGATGTCATCGTTGTTCCCGTGATGGGATTCGCAATACTCAAAAGAGTTCCAAGTTTTTCTGGTTCTCCTTCCTGAATAAGAGAATTAGAACCCTGATAAAGGTAGTGAGTTCCTGCAACACCAGTTATATTCTCAATCTCACAACGAATTGGAAGGAATGGTGTAGAACACCAAACTTTATCTTGAATATTTGAGTTATCAAAAGTATGACTCTTGATCGTTTCTCCCTTTATCAACCAAGCAAAATCTACAGTTCCTGCACCATACCACTCATAACCAATAGAAATCATCTGTTGTTTTGTTGGATCTGCAGTTACACCCGTCCAACCATTACCATCAAACTTTTCACCATTCCAGTCATCTCTACTTACTCTTACTTCTGTAGTAATTCCAGTTGTAGATGTGCGAATTACATAAGAATATGTTCCCCCGTCATCTTCAAAATAAGCACCATTGTACTCATCAAACAATCCAAATCTTCTACGAATACCTACCTGTGGTTGTTCTAATCGAATTGCAAATGCAAGTGTTGCTGGCCTACCAGGAATGTATCTCATTACATTCTTGGTCTGTCTGATGACTTTACTTCCTGCAGTAGAACCAACTTCCATAATCACATTACTGGCACTTGCATTATGGGTCGCAGTTCCAATTCCGACTACTCTCTCATCCCAAACATCAGTCTCTTTACCATACTGGAAAGTATTAAAGAATACTGTTTGGAACGGAGCAACTTTTAATCTATTGTTATTAGAAAACTGTGGTCTCCAATCTGTTTGATTTCCCCAGTGATCTGCAATATTATAAACCTCAAATAGAGATCTTTCTTGGTTTAAGAAGTCTTGTGTAGTCTTATTCCACTGAGCCATTATTTACCTCAAATCCAATCTAATTTTGCTGGATGATATCTTTTATCGTCTGTTACTTTAATAGAACCTTTTGAGTTCTCTTTAACGTATATATGTTGAACAATAGAACCTGGATATTCATTCTGAAGATATTCGGTAAGTTCCATTTTTGAAGGAACACCACTCTCAGTCACCATAGAAATTCTATGGAGATTTCCCATATAAACGATGTCAGCAGAGAATTCTTCTGTCTGAGGTTGTGGTTCTTGGGAAACTCCACCTACGTTTAAGGTTCCATTAAAATCACCGTTAATGGTAATACTTTCTGATAAAAACTGTTTGAAGGATTTCATATCAGCAGTTCCAAGCTCTAAGGGACTTATTGATTCTGCTATCGGGATCGTTAGCAGTTTTGGATGAAGTGAGTTTCTTCTTCATTCCTTGCATTCTCGCACAGAATGACTTTCTACGAGGATTGCCAACTTCCTTTGAAGGTGCTTTGAGATCACTTCCAGGATTCTCTCTTTCATATGATTTACGACCTTTCTCGTTCAGTCCACCCTCAGGATTTTTTCCTTCCTTATTTTGCCAAGCAGCTCCCTCAGTTTGTA